CCGCCAGAAGCAGAGAAGTTGTGTGTCGCAGTTAGCAACTCGGTTTTGAACGATGTAGCCATCGCTTGTGAAATACTCATCACATTCTCCTAATAAGTTCTGCGACCTCGGCATGACCGTTTTCGCGTAACACATTATACATGGTTGTTCGATCGCTGTTAACTGCTTCTTTCATGTAGTGAATAAGCAGCGGACGAATAGCATTCTTGAACGCATGTGCTTGATCCCGAATAGCAGGGGGAGCCTGGTCTGAGATTCCGATAATGCGATCCAAGCACCGCTCAACAATCTCTTCGGGTTTGTGACCACGATTTTGCGTAGTCGATACCGATACAATCGGCGTATTGGGTAGGTTTATTCCTACTTCAAACATTAGGTTTTACCTCTACGTACCAGACCGCCGCTGTATGCGTCACCGGTCTGTTTGGCCTCACCAAGATCTTTGAGTCGAGTAAGTGCTTCGCCGAACTTCTGATCATAGTTCTGGATAATATCCGGCTCGCCCTTCATGAAAGTGTAAGCCTCAATTAAAGATCCATACAACATAGCGAACGGTGCGTTGTCACTCAACCATGTTTTGGCGGAATCTGCACCAGCGGTCAGGCTGGCGGGTCGGTAGAAGTAATGAAGCTCAACCGCATACGCTGCATCAGGGGAGGGAGCAACAGTCAAGTTGCCCTCATCAAACTCGCCGTAATATTTAGGCAGTCCCTGCGTGGCAGCGTTCGGGTTGTAGTCCTCGATAAAGCTTACATCTTTATGTTGCAGAAACGACTTGTTGCTTGCGCTTGTTACAGACAATGAAAAAGACGAAAGGTAGTCATCTGGCAGCGCAAGAAACCTGTTGCCTGATGTAAGTGAGCTTGTTTGATTGCGGCGGAAAAATGTCAGTTGGACACTTTTCAGAATACGCTCTTCGCAGTTGCGGATGAATACAGGCAAGTTAGAGACGAAGGTAGCCTCTTCATTCTCTGTGTAATCCTTGATTGCTTCTTTTAGTTCGCTAAATGTAAAACTCATGATGTCGTCACCGTTACCTTACCAACGCCAGTCGTCATCTCTAAGTTTAGACCGCCTACTGGTTTGAATGAAAAATATGTATCAACATGTGTGTCCGGCCGCGGATTGCGAAGTGCTTGCGGGTCGTTAATCTTTTTCGTCGGCGTTAGCTGCGGGTGCTTTGTCTCATACTCGTCTGGACCAACAAGAGAACCGTTCCACTCGCGCTTCATGTCTCTCAAACGGTAGCGGAACCCAGAGCGGTCCGAGATGCCGTAAGCTTTCTTACCTGCTGCAAAACGTGCCATTAGGTTACTCTCATGTAACTAATACTAGGAGTAAGTTTCAGTGCTACGCGATCCTCGTCCTCGTCCGCTGCACGTTGGAACTCTTCTTCATATATGGCTTTCAAAAGCTGAACACGATCAGGAGCGCGTTTGACAGCCATATAATATGCGAGACCAGCCACCATGCAAGGTAGGAAACGGAAAGGAGCGTCAACATTATTAACAGCAGCATCGGCATCTTCTATCCTCTGGACATAGTAATACCGTATCACATCAGTGCTGTTTTCGGGAGCGGGCCAAACATTTACTTTCGGTGCTGTCTGACGATTGAAATATACCTGCGACGGCCGTCCCGTTGTCGATTTGTTTGGAATGTTTTGATACTCGCTGCGGCTAATTCTGTCGGCCTGAAAGTCTGTCCCGTCCCGTCGAATAACAACTTCGAGAATATCTACTACATCTTCCGTCAGGGTGTACTCTGTTGTACCTGCTACTAAGTTGATTGTACCGCTTTTAACTGTCCAGAGATTAACTCCCCGGTTGGCCCAGTCGGCGAACATAAGGTTCAAAGAACGACGAGCCGTACGTGAGTCGTAACCAGTGCGAACTTCCATCCCGCACCGCTCGTAGGCTTCCTCTACAATTTCTGCGACATCGAGCGTGAAATCACGTGATCCTGACGTAGCCATCTACTTCTTCCTTCTCTTCAGTGCCTTGACCCGGCGGGGCTTACCAGCAGGCTGACCGAGGCGTTTCTTCTGGGCTATTCTACTACGTTTCTCTGACGCAGTCATTTCCTTTGCGGTCTTAGGAGTTTTCTTAGAGACACGCTTTTTGGGGCGGCAGTAAGGCGTATCACGCTTCTCGCCTTTCTTACGTCCGCACGGCTTACCAGTGCGAACGTCAACCCACTCTTCCTTGAACCAGCGTTTTAGTGCTGCGCCTTTTTTAGTTTTTCGAACGGCCATATCGTTTTCTCCATAAGAAATCGCCGAGCTTGCTATTCCATCTAACAATAGCGTCTATGAAGCAACTATTCCAGAACCATTGGTACATGATTAGTACATCTTCGTGGTGCGGTATTTATAGGCTTGACCGTTTGAATACTTCTTTTTGACCAAACCACCTTTGGCCTTCTTCTGAGCTTTGTTGCCCCAGTTCTTCGCGCCAACCTTACGGCATTTTGCAATGGCTCCAGATGCATACGCACTAGGGAAAACTTTGTACCTAGCTTTTACTTTTCTGTAACAAGCATCTTTGGGCATTATCTTAGCTCCGTGAACGACGACTCTGAGGGCCACGCCGCCTTGCGGAGCGGGGCTTCTTCTTCATTGGCGGCTTGCTGATCTGTTTTGCCATCTGGCCTCGACTTATTGCCATGTATACGAGCCTCCTTATTTAGCATGGAGTGAAGTAACTCCGAGTTCTTTTCAACCTTAACCTCTATTACGGCAGTTCGTTTGTCCACCGCCACAAGAGTGTAGCAAAGCCACCCAATTCCTGTGACCACAAGTGCCGCTACTGCGTGTTGAAAAGCTTCTCTCATGACACTACCATTTCTTACAGGACCAGTATCCTGCCGTTAGCTTGGATTTTTTCTGGTCGCATTTATGACGAGCACGAAATGATTTACGTCTAGCAGGTATGCTCTTCTTAATCGTCATTTTCGGATCACCAAACCGAACAAGACGAACAGTGCTGCCCTCTTTGGCAAGAACAGCAAACTTCTTGTTTTTGCCGGGTGTTCTCTTTGGCTTGTTATAACCAGAAAACCGTTCGCCTCGGTGGGTGATAGCCATGATTTTATCCGTAAAAAATAGTGACAGTTCCAGCGTCGCCAGTATCAACATAGATACCACTATCAAAGAGCACCCCAGTTCCGGGAACAGTAAGCTCTGCTACGGTGGCGTGTGCTGTGTCTAGCTCTAGAAGGACAGGGTCAGAGCCGCTAGTTCCGTTGTGGAATTTAACATGGTTAGCCGCGCTTGCATTGGCAACCATGTAAACGCCTTTTAGTCGGGCTGGGCCGCTGACCATCTGACCGTCTGCTGACGCGATGGCTGATTTTACATCTGCTGTGGACATTATCTTTTCCTCAATAAATTGTACGGCTTTATTTTAACCCAAGCGTCGATAAAAAGAAAGGGCGGGAATTACCCCGCCCCTTCCAGACTTGCGTAAGTCTAACCTTATGCGCCCGGCGAACCGAAGATGCAACGAGGGTCAGAGAAACCGAAGCTGTAACGCTCACGGGCTTTGTAGCGCATGTTACCTGTATCGAAATCAGGTTCCATTTGCGTGGTCAAAGCCAGACGTTCGAAGTGCTTCAAGCCATTCGGAGCATCGGTTTTGATAAAGAACGCATCCGAGTCGGTCAGGTAGTCGTTGACTACATAGCCTTCTGGGAGCAGTCCCATGTTGCGGATGGCGTTGATGTCGTTGTTAGCAGTCGCAACACGAAGTTCCGATTCCAGCAAACGAGTAGCAACGAACTGAAGCTGGCGAGGAATCACCAGTTTCGTACCGCGAAGGGCAATGATCAGGCCACGTTCGTCGGTGTAACCGGCGATGCTGATCAAAGCATTTTCCAAAGACGTTTCGTTCAAGTCAGCAGCAACTGCTGGCTCGTTAGAGAACGTGCCGCCATTGGTAAGCGGGTGGTCGGTGGCGCAAAGTTCTTTGCCGTCGCCGCCTTTAACAGTGCTATCGAAAGCGTTGTTAAGGACAGAAGCAGCTTTAACTTGCTTAGTGTGTGCCATCGAACGGGCCAACGCACGAGTATAACGAGCAGCCAGACGATCATAAAGATTGTCTTCTACAGCTTCCTCAGTGATTGAGAAAGCAGCAGCTACCGTTTCGTGGTTGTAACGCGAGGTGTATGCCTCTTGTGCGTCATCATACGATACGCTTCCACCTTCAGATTTGGTGGGAGCAGCACCGAAGCCCGACAACATTACTTCTTCTTCGAATGCACGGTCAGAAGATTCCGTGTCGAAGATTTCAGCGTGTTGTCCTTCGTAGCGTCCATATTCCATGCCGAACAGAGCGTTGAGGCCCGGCTCGAGTTCTTTTGCGAGTTGTGCGCGAGAAATAGCCATTATTCTACACTCCTTACGACACTACTGCTTCGGACGAGCCGTCGAGCAGAGCGTGGTTGTTAAAGATTACAATAACCGGCAAACCAGCAGCAGCGTAGTCTTGGTTTTCAACGTCGTCTTGGATGCCAACAACTTTCAGCGGGAACGAAAGGTCCGACGCGTCAGGGGTTGTTGTGTCCAGTTGAGCGTTGGAAAGACCTGTTGTGGTATTACCAGCGTTCGCGGTGATCATCGCTGCACTTTCAAAGATAGCTGCACGAGCAGTAGCTTTGTTAGTGAACGTTGCATCTGTGCAGATAACAAAACGTTGGAACGGATTGTCATACACGAAACCGACGATATCGAAGTCTGTACTTGCTGAACCTGAACCAGGCCAGTAGTTTGAGAACTTCTTCTCGCCAGAATTTGCATCTACGTATTCGCAGCCAGCAAAAACGCCCAAATGCTTGTAAGTGTCACCAGTAGCAGAACCAGTGATGGCAATGGTGCCATCGTTAGTAGCAATAACCGGTGAACCCTGAAACATTGCAGACGCGTCTGACTTAATGAAATACGGAGTTGCGCCTGTAGTACCGGCTACGCCGCCTACTACACCGATCGGCTTGAGGCCGAATTTGACATTGGAATTAGCCATTGTCTTTCTCCATAGTTACTTGGTGGTTACTCTTTTTCGCCACCAAAAGTTACACGACTTTGCCTATCTTGAGTGATAGGCATTGAGGGATGAGACTCCCTCATCAGGTTTTCATCGACGGCCTTCATTTGATTGCGGGTCTGGTCCCGATAATATTCAGTTCGTTCTTCTACCGTCTCTTGCGGAATGCGGCAAAGCATTAAGCCGCCACTTCCAATAACCCCAGCATGTTTTCCGTCTGAGATAACCGGGAACTCAGTTCCAGGATACTCGTCCGCTCGTACCGGTTCCCAACCTTCTCTCATGCGAGAGTAAACGTTGTTCTGGTCCTCATCACCACGGATCGCAGTGCGAACCCAACGATGAAGGTAACCATGTGGTGCAGGCGGTGCATCTAACGTGCTGGGCGGAGCCCAAGGCTTCCGACGCGCAGCTTTTTCTCGTGTCTGCGTTTCACGCGGTGTACGTTTTTTAGAATCAGTCATTTGTTTTTACTCCTTAACAAACTTTGCATACTCTTCGAGCGGAACACCAAGTTTCTTGGCGATTGCAACCTGAGATTGCGAAAGCTTGACTGTTCTGCGCCCCTTGGTTGACGAACGTGATGCCGTGGACTCAGCAGAGGCGACTCTGGGTTTAGCGGCTTTCTTGGGTTCTTCCTTCGTCGGCTGAACAGATTGTCCAAACCTCTGTGGGAAATCACCTTTGATACGTTTGTCGAGCTCAGTATAATACTCATCAGAGGTTGGGTCAAATCCTTCTTCTTCCACAAGTCTCCGGTGAATACCGAATGCAGCGTAGGTCATGGTATCGTCATTGCCGAACCAATCGTTACGCTCTGCCCAGGCTTGCGCCTTGGGATCTGGTTCTGGTGCAGCTTGCTGTGGAGCCTGCTGCGGGACCTGGGGAGCTTGATACTCCTCCGGCTCACGCTCCACACGAAGCTTGGCATCAGCGTGTTTGTCTTGATCGATAGTGATGCGGCTCACCATTTGCTGCGCTTCAAAGATACCGTCAGCATCATCGGCTTCGATAGCTGCCTTAAGTTTTGTCTTTGCCGCATCTAGGTCACGATCTAGACGACCACCTAGTTCATCAACGTAAGACGCTTCACGACTACGAAGCTGTCCCTGCAAATCTTCGTTCTGCTTTTTAACCGCTTCTGCATATTGCAGAGCAGCCTCACGCTGTCGCTCTTCTTCACGAAACTTAGCTGTCAGCTTTCGGATTCGGCGTTGAACACTTTCTGAGTACTCAGCAAGCTCCTCCTCGCTCTTCTCCGGTTCAGCAGAAGCTTCTTGAGGCTGGGCTGACGCTTCTTCCTCAACAGATTCCTTCGGTTGCTCGGACGAAACTTCATCTTCCGACTCCTGTTCCTCTACAGCATCAACCTCTTCAGACGTGCTCTCGTCCTCGATTTCGATGATGTGCTCTTCCTGATCTTCTTGCATTTTAGTCTCCTATAGCACTACGTCTTCAGGGTTCATGATAGTGGCGATAACTTCGTCATCATTGATAATGCGAACCTCCCCGCCGTCTAATTTGAAGCGCGAACCAGCGTATCGGCCGATACAAATCCAGTCGCCTTCTTTGCACCACGGCTCACCCTGTTCGCCAAACTTGTCGGGGTCTTTGTAAGCCAGTGGTCCAATCTTAACCACGTAAGCAACAACTGTTGCTAACGCCTCTCGATCTTTAGTGTCGTCAGGAATGATGACACCTCCGTGGGTTTTTTCTCGCCCCTTGTAGGGCATAACCAATATACGCCACCCTGTCGGCTGGGGTATACGTGCCATCGCGTCTTCTTCGGAAGCGCGTTGTGCCGCTTCTTCTTGCACTTTCACATAGTCAGGTAAAATTAGTCCGCTACTCATTGTCTTCCTCATCATATTTTCTAAGCAGAGTCGATATCTCTTCAACAGCAAACGAAAGACCCTGGATCTCGCCCACCATTGATCGGTACTGTTCCAGGTTTGAAACAGAGCCGCTAGTAACCGCCACCGATATATCATCGATGCGCTGTTCTAGATTACGTTTATATTTGGAAAGAAACTCTAATATTCTCAAAGAACATCCCCATGACTAGCAAAGCTCTCGTCCGTCAACGGACCACCTGCTACCCATGAGTCACATGTCTTTTCGGCCTCGCACACAAAGCGGTGCGTTTCACAAAAACCGACGTTATCGGAGTCGGTACCCAAGCAGTCGAGAATGCGACTGGACATGTTAAAGGCAGAGCAGGTGCCACAGATGGCCTCTGGTTCTGTAGGTGGACCGTAGTTATACTCCTCAGTCGCCTGGAGTTTGTTCTCTTCGTTCTTGGCTTCGTCCTTAGTTTCAATAGGACAGCCTTCATCACCCGTCGATTGTACAGGAGTACCACCGATGATGATCTTGATTTCCATCATTACTTCTTAAGATTCAGTGCAAGCTTTTGCACGAAGTCGTCAATCTTGGCGAGAATCTCGTTGTCTCGCATTGACGGTGTGACGTTTGCAATAGCCGAGGCTGCTGCGACGATACCTGTGATCCAAGCAATAATCGTTTCCATTACTTCACTCCCGTAAACTTTGCGCCGCCAATGGCTGCGCCGGTGCCTCTAACAGTTCCGCGATGCGGACACTTCTTACCTTTAGCAAGGCCACCTTGGTTGTAGCCTTTGACCATGCCGCCATCGCGCATGCGCTTTGGAAACACTTTGCTGCGAAGAGTGTTTGATTCGCTTTTCATCATGTCCAAGTAATCTTGTTTTTCTTTATCAGACACTTTGCCGTCTTCGTTTGTGTCCATTGCTTTTTGGACGGTGGAAAGGCCACCATCTTTGTAGCCCATAATTTTCTTGGCTACTTCTGGCTTGTCTTTAGCTAGGGCGTTCATGCCCTTATTTGGATACTTGCCCATAACGGCCTCCTGTGATTTGGTTCAGTATACCCTAGCGTTTTAGCTTTGTCTTCTTTTTTAAGTACTCGGCGGTTACGTCAAATTCACCCACAAAACCAATCCGCCTCCAGTAATTTGGGTCACTTTCTACTTTAGCTGTTACCTTAGGCAGTGTCTCAGTCAGTGGTACAATGTAACAAAGCGGGTCGCCTCGTTTAATAGTGTACTCCCACACTTGGCCCAAGGGCGGTCTTTTAAGCCAAAGATTAACGTTAAAGACATGGTGTTTGTCAGCATGAGGTTCCCATGCGCCCGTCGCCGCTTCCCATTCTGGGTTCGGTGGCATGACTGGGACAACCATGATGTCTAAACCTTTTGTCCCCTCTAGCGTCCAGTAGTCTGTGAGTTTAATATTATCGTATTGTTCAAAAGCTCCGGGATACTGCTGTCTACTGTGACTTGTAATACCATCGCCATCTTCCGGCCAAGGATTTGGAACTCGCGCTAAAAAGCTGCCGTCCTCATGATACTTAACAGCAACGTCTGTCCAAGAAGGCACTAAAATTGATCTCTGAAAAAACAGGGAAAAGCCCGGACACCGTTTAATCGTTGTCGAGTCTGTGCTATCGTTTGGCATATTAGAAAACCAAGAAGGCTTCAATTGAGAAAGATACCTCGGAGCAATCTCAGGGGTAACCTCGAAGTTGGTCCTAAAAACCAACTCCGATTTTTTCTTGCGCGAAAAAATCACGGGCGGCCCTGACCTCGATACTTCTTCCTAGTAGCTCGTTTGTTTTTATTCTTAGAACGTGTTGAGTTACCAATCGACGTACGTTTCTTGATAGGTTCCCGCTTGGTGCCGGTAGTTTTTGATTTCGATGCCATTAATTCGTAGAGCCCCGCCGTTTGTCGATAGCACGAGAGCCAAACCAGAAACTAATAATAGCAGCAAAAATTGCCTTGGTGTCTTCATCCCAAAGAACATTGATCGCATCCGCAAAGTTAGCACCTGTTTCCAGGGCTTGTTGTAAGAGAGTTAATTCTATCAGGCAGAACAGCCCGAAGAATACGTAGGTTATAACAGGTCTTACACTGCGCTGCAATCCGGATATGAACCCGGTGCCTTTATTTATTGAAATATCATGTTCAACCAGACGAGCGTGTTCACTGTCGTCTGCTTTAGTCTCATACATACGGTATTCTTGGTCAAAACCAGCCGCACGTAATTCAGCCATTTTAGACATTTTAGCTAATTCGAACTTCTGTTCTTGTTTAGCTTTGAAATGATCAGTAACTGCCGGAACCGCCGAACCAGCAAATCCCAGAAGGGACCCAATAACACTTAACATTACTCTTTCTTTCCGCTACCTAAGAATAATCCAAACGCGCCGGTCAACGCGCCAGTCATAACTGAAACCAATCCTGCCTGTTCAAGGGTGGGTGTGTCAAGAGTCATGAACCACTCAACAACTCGATACGTCATTACGAGCATTGCTAACATTAGCAACCGTGGGATGATACGCCATTCGTTTAATTGTTGAGGGTTCATACTTTTGTGTTCCTAAATGGTAATCGCAGCTTTATCGTCAACCTTCTTCACAGGAGGCTGTGCCAATACGGGGCGTTGATTGTGTTGTGACTTAAAGAACTCGTCCCAGCGACCAGCCCATTTAGAGATAGGCATACCTTTGTCAGACATTCCCTTTCCAACTCCTTCATGTTCAGATAGTAGTTTAATAGTTAGAAAGGTCATTGTAGCTTCTCCGTGCTAGGATGTGAAGAGACTCATTGTCGTCTCTTGTTCATTTCTCTCAAAACTGCGATGTCTTCTTGGGTTTCGATACGCTCTCGGTTTACCTCCGAGCGATCTTCAGCGATGCCCTTGGTCAAGTCCATGCGATCATAAGCCTGCTGGTTCTGCTGCTGAAGCCTTGCCTGCTCCAGCATTGCGTCCACTTGGTCTTTCGCCTGCTTGCGTTGCTGGTCAGCCGCGGCCAACTGAAGCTCGGCTTGGCGAATACCAACCAGAGGATCCTGCTGCTGTTGCGGTGCCAGTGAAGGAATAATCTGTTGTGTCAATTCTGCAACACGTGCAGCGACCATTGCTTCCATTGCTTCGGGCGGCAGCATCTGTCCAAGCTGTGCAACCTGCTCGGCTACCTGCTCACGTGCCATGTAACCGATACGCTGCTGGATGTTCGCCAACAGCGGACCAAGGAACTGGGGTGCTCCTTGTACCATGGGTGACTGCATAAACACGATGTGCGCCTGGATGTGAGCCATGTGGTTCTGACCAGGAAACGCTTGGATGGGTTTTGTGTTCAGCACCAATGCCTGCTCCATAGCCGGATCGATTGGTTGCGGTTGCGCTGGTGCTGGCAACAGTGCTTCGATGTTTTTGACTTCCAAAGCTTCGTACATACGGCGGTAAGCTTCCTGAAGATTGTGAATCTCCGGATTGCTTTGTGCCATTTGAAGCTGAGTCTGTGCCAAGCTCAAACGCTGTGCCATGGAGAAGATGTTCGGGTCAGAGACCGGCATCACATCTACACGGGCATCAAAGTCAGCCTGTACAATCTGTTCGCCTGCCGAAGTGGCATAAGGGTATGCCTCAACAGTGTCCGCAAAAATCAGTGACAGTAGACGAAACTCCTGACGCTGTGCGTAGTGCATCCGTTTGTGAATCGCACTCATCACACGAGAGCCGCGCTCTAACAATGCAACAGTTGTACCAACCGGAGCATTGGCGTTCATGTCACCAATTGCTTGATCAGCGATCGCCGCATAGCGACGGCCGCTGTCTACGATTACACCTAACAGTTGACCCAAAGTACCCGACGGTTCTTTATACGGCAGCGGGACGATAGCGTTACGAAGATCCCCACCAGGGGCATCGATGTCACGGAACTCACCGGGGTTCAGCGGTTCATCGTCATTACGAATGCGAACACCACGAGCTTTGAATCCTGCCGGGAGGTTAGACAACGTTCCCGCATCGATTAGCTGGCGCAAAATCGACGTAGCGGCTCGGGAGAGTCCTCCAATCATATGGATGAGACCGAATCCATAGAAGCCCAAACCCGGCAGGAACTTGTAGTGGACAAAGGTCTGCATCGGCTTGCGCTGCGGATCTTCTTCGTCCCAGTTACGGACGATGGAGAGAATAGTGCCGCTATCCTTCTCCATCGTTACAACGTACGGAAGCTTCAGGCCAGTTGGCTCACCATCAGCATCCGTGTCCTCAAAGCCTTCCAAATCCAAATAGGTTTGTATCTCTAGGATTGTGTAAACATCATCACCCATCGCGGATGGGCGTACGCCTTGCAGTTGATCTTTCTTGTCCTGCAACTCTCCGTCATCTTCCATGCCCGAAGATCCAAGATCCACGTCACGATAAACGGTAGCCAACTGCATCTTAACAATGTCGTTATCAGACATCTTCATGACGTGTGTAATACGTTCAGCCGTACGGATGTCTGTGGCGTAGTAAGGAACAACCACATCCTCGGCCGGTACAAACTTGGACACCGCACGTTGACGCGCCAAGTCGAAATAAACTTTCTTAAATGTCGAACCACTCAACGGCAGGTGGAACAACATCTGATCCATGTCCGGATCATACTCTTCCATCACTTCCGTGATCTGGTAGTTCATAAACTGTTCAACGCGATTTGCTTGTTGAACAACTTCAGGTGTTTCATTACCCACGCATATCGTACGAACAGGGCCACCCGCTGGTAGCATTTCCTTGTACGCCTGTGCTTGGAACTGGGTCACCGACTCCGAGATGAGGGGGTGCGTAACTCCGGTTGCCCCGGCGAACGGTTCGTCACGCTCTTCGTAGTTGATACCCAGTAGGCCGAGACCCTTTGTTAAGGCTTCTTCCCACTCGCTGCGGGACTCCATGTCGTCGTCGAATGAAGCTCCGAGATCCGAGGACAGTGATCCCAGGATACCGTCGTCAAGAATTTCAGAGAGGTTTGCCGTGTGACTATATTCTTCTTCCGTCAAAACCTCAGTCGGGTCTGCGTCCAAGAAATCCGCGGAGCCGTCTTCGTTCATCTGGAGAATCATCTCCTCCAGTACCTCATCCGTGAGACCCGGAACTTGGCCCTCGATCTCAATTGCAGTTTCGGCAGAGGGATCTAACGCGGGGCCACCGGCACCCATCGCTTCTTCAATCTGACCACCAAAAGGATTTCCTGTTTGTGACATAACTACTTATAACACCTCTTTGCCCATTGAGCCAATGCCTTTCATGACAAGGCCACCTTGGGCATACCCTTGAATTAACGGCTTACCCGTGCCGCGCTCTTTCGGAAACTTGATCATCGTAGCGGGGAACTCGGCTCCTGGGAGCTTCGTTGTACTAACCTCGATACCCGGATACCGTTCTTTCAATCGCTTGATCACAGCTTCCGGTGCATCCTTATACCCAACCTTAAAAGCCTCGGGCATGTCTCCGGTACCACGACTAGGCACAGAAGCAATGTCCCGATAGTCTGGAAGGACAACACCGTTTAGTCTTGAGTTGCTCAATGCACGTTCGAACATCGTCTCGTAAACAAACTGAGTTGTATCATTCAATGAACTAAACGGCATCGACGGGTTGATCGGGTTGATTTGGTTTCGACCACGTCTTCCAGAGCGGACTTGCAGATAGTAAAAAGCCATGCTGTCTTCATCTGCCGTCTTCATCCGACGCTCGTATTCTTCTCTCTTCAACCTACTGGAGGCTGCGATGGAATCACTAGAGTCGTATGTGCTTTCAAGCGCGTCTATTCTTTTCTCTAGATTCTTTATGCGCGCTTTACCGCTTACCATGTTTTCCTTGTCGCCCTTTAAGATTCTCTCCCTCATCACAGGAGAAGCGTCTTTCAAGGAAGGGTGCTCTACACCGGAAATCTCTCGTTCTTCGTAACGATCAAGCCGCGCGTGTTCTTCTTTTACTTTTTCTCTTAGCTTCTCCGCTTCTTCGAGAGAACGACCGGCTTCTTGACGTGCTGTCGTAGCTTTACGATCCATTTCTTCATATTTAGAATAAAGCTCTTGGAACTTCGGGTCTTCTGCACGTTCAACTACTCGCGGAGACATTTGAGGAAGCACCTGCATATCAACGGCATCTATCGCTTTGTTTTGAGCACGAGACGCGTCTCTCATCAAAAGGCTTAGACCTCCCTGTAGATCAGTAGTTTCAAGAGTACGGAAATCGGTCAACTTATTAGCAAGGGCCTTGTCTTCAGCACCACCGCGCCTGTTAACAGAGGTAGCGAGATCATACATCAGGTTGTTGCTTGAGCTCCAAGCAGAGGCCAGTTCCCCCTCCGCATCTCTTAGCTCACGCACAGTCTCAGCCACAAGATCGGGGTCGTTGGGGTGCATCTTTACTCGGTTGTCCAAGAAATCAATCTTGTCCTTGTAACGCTGTGCATGGGTTCGAAGACGCTTCGCAGTGCGGCGCATTGTTTCAGCCCGATCCCCAATGATCTCGTATCTGCTGTCCGCCAATACACCTTCAATAAGTTCAGCGGCTTCTTCTGCCTTGGGGGTAGAGGCATCTGCAAGTACACGAGCATTACGAGAAGCGGACTTAATCGCCTTCATCGTCTTGCTGGGGTCCTTGGCATCCAAGTTGTTCTGGTAGGTCTTGAACAAATCAGACTGCACTTCCTCAATCAGTTCCACACGACCAACACCCGGCTCCATGTACTCTGATGTACGAGCGTGGGCAAGCTCACCACGAGATCCTTTGAACCCACCCATTCCATGAGTTCCTGCTGTGGTGAACTCGGCGGATATTTCTGGGTTTTGATTCCGGAAAACAACCTCGCTGTAGTTGACGTGTTTTACCGGATCGTACTCGCTCGTACCCTCGGCAAGCTCCATAATACGCTGCTGACCTGCATACGTCGTGTCTTGACCCGCGCGAGACTCGACAGTTATCTGCGGAGCGAAACGCTCGTGCTGTGCAACCAGTTCTTCTTTGGTCACATTCGGTTTGCGATCAAGTAGAGCCGTGATCCCCGATGCTTCCATCTGGTCGTTCGTAACACCGCGCTTGTTCAGTTCTTTTACAACCTTCTGCTTGTCCCATGGGTTCGCGCCCATGCCAATCGATTCGAGTTCCTGGCGAACCTTGGACACTGAAGTGATATCGGACCTATCAACCAGTTTTTCTTCCTCGTAGTCAACGAGGTACTCTTCATCGAAGATGGTGTTCTCTGCTTCGGGTTTGATACGAGCACGTTCCTGGGCAGGGGCCTTACGCGCTTCACGAGCAGCTTGCACCGCTTCAGCTAAACCATCGTCGTCCATCGGAGGACCACCATTGCCACCAAGGCCACGTAACCCACGACGCAAAGGACCACCAAAAAGAGGGATCGCAGAAAGGGGAACACCAATACCGGTAAGGAAACCCGGGTCTTCTACAAAATCAGCACCAGCAACAGCGACACCAGCAGGTCCACCCAAGACATCCGTGGCTCTCACCACAGGGGCTTCTTCCGGACGTGAGAAACCAACTGCACCAGCCAAGTCACGAGCTACGGGTCGCGAGACCCCCGCTCTATCAACCATGAAATCCTGTAGTTGAGCACCAATGCCCTCAAGCAGGCCAGGCTCATACGGACGAAGCGTGCCAAACGCCGGACTGTTTTTGGTTGGTTTTTCAGCCATCAATAATAATTCCTGCGCCGCCGGGGTTCGTAGTCATCCTCTTCGTCTTCTTCGAGAGACACAAGACCACCCTGGCGAAAACGAATTAAAGCCATGGTCATACTATCACAAAAGTCATCATGTTCGCCATTAGGAAATGATGCAACCTCTTCTATAACCTCTTCCGCGAACTTAGTATCAGGAACCCAGACTCGCCCAGCTTCAAAGATAGGAGAGACCATGTGCATCCGGGTGGTCTTATCAACGCCACCACCTCCCCGTCTTCGGCCGGGAGCGAACGTATTGACCGGGATGTTAATCCGCATGAGCTCGTCGGCAAGAGGTGTGCCACTCGCCTTGGCTTCGATAAGAACCATGTCCGGCTCCCAGTATTCATACTCCTCGGTGGCAACTTCTTTAAGCTCCGGGAAATTGTATCGGTCTTTTTTCGCGTCGAGCAAAATGATGTGGTCAACGCCGTCCTCTTCCGGGTCAAACACGCCCCATGTCGTGATAGCCGTGTAGTCCGCTGTTTCCTTTTTTGAAAACGCGGTGTCGTACGATTGTAATACATACTTGAGCCTCGGTACCTTTTCCTTTTCCCATGTGCGCCACCAATCGCGCTTGATCATGGCTACTTCCTCGGATGTCGGATCTTGTTGCCACTGCGCGTTCCACTTGGTGGGTGACAATGATGACTTCACCCCCAGTAGTTCTTCCTTTTTCCAAAACTCAGGCCACAATGGGGACCCGGACGGAAGTATCGCAGGAAATTCTACCACCTCCCATTGATCCGCCATAGTATCTTTTGATTGCTCGTTCAGTAACCGGCCCGTCAGGTCTTTCTTCGACCAGCGGGTTTGCACGATAATTATGGTTCCCCCCGGCTGGAGACGTTGTCGGGGACCCGAGGTATACCATTCGTATGTGTTGTCATACGCGGTAGACGACAAAGCATCTTGTTCCGAGTGCGGATCATCGATGATCAGCAAGTCCGCACCACGACCAGTCATCGCCGCGCCAACACCAGCAGCAAAGTACTCGCCTTTCTGCTCAGTCTCCCAGCGACCAGCGGCCTGACTATCAGCCTTGAGCCTAGTATCAGGGAAGATCTCTTTGTATAGCGGGTCATCAACAAGGTCACGAACCTTACGGCCGAAGCGGGTAGCTAGTTCGGTGTTCATCGTTGCCTGAATTATTTTCAGCTTTGGGTTTCTGCCTAAAAACCAGGCAGGCATTAAGTATGATGCTAGTTCACTTTTAGAGTGCCGGGGTGGCATGTTTACGATCAGGCGTTTTAGTTCCCCCCGGGCAACTTTTTCAAGCTTTTCGGAAATCACACGGTGGTGGTTCCCCTCAATGAAATTATCATACACGTGGTGAGCGAAAGCCATAAACTTCTCTTTCGCTTCAGCGCGGCGATGCAGGACTTCTTGCTGTTCTTGCAGGGCAAGGATCTCTAGCAGGTCTTCCTGGGGGATAGCGTCTAATGCTCGGCTCATGCCCGAATGATATTACGTTCCAATGAATTTATCAATCTAACTAATACACGCGCATATGTTAACTATGCACCCGCAAATATGGGGGTGGGGGGTCTTTAGAATCGTTCTAGATAATCCGACCCCGAACCAAGTTACCCCGACGGCGGCGCGAGATAAGGCGGCGAAAAAAGATTATTTATTTTCTGTCAAGCTATTGACATCTATTTAATGACAGTTTAATGTCATAGACATTAACCAGCAACAAGGAGTTATTGCTATGAATATCAAAGACCAAACATTACGCAAGCGGTTCGCCGCTGCTAAAGAAGCAAAGGCAAAGGCAGACAAAGAGTTTGCCGCGCTGCGCGCTGAAGTCCTGAACCGCGGTTCGCGTGAAGGGCTTTGGGCTATCACGCTGCGCGACCGCGCCGCGTATCATGTCGACGCTGGCACTCAGCAAGTCGTCAAACTTTTAGGATAAGGAGAATACCATGTCATTGAATTGGAATTTAGCAGACGTAAGAGACGAAGTGTGTTGGAGAAAAAGCACGGAGACGTGGCCAGATAAAGGGGATTGCTCCGACGAGCAACGCGCCGCAGGCCTCGAATTCATGCACCCGGCGACCGATAAACTTGTTTGGGCAACCATGGCCGTCGGTATGCCGACCATCAAGGAAGAAAACTATCTCGAGTTTTTCTGCCGCGTTCAGATATACGAGGCACTGATGGGCAAGATGGGCTGGCACACCGAAGGGTCGGCCCCGTTTTGGACTGAGATGGACAAGCATCTCGGCTGGGAGTGGCGCGAAGGCGAAAGCTGGCTATCGAAGGTCGAGGTTATTCACGCAAACATTGGGCTTGGCACCAATGCGACGCGAGAGACCCGAACCCAGTTTGTCAGCCGCATCACCAAGCGGTTCAAGGAAGACTATGAACGCATCATGAAGCGCAAACTAGAAGCATAAACACGGGGCGCGGCTGGACATCTGGCCGCGCCTTTGCTACTATTTACTGTCAATCAATCAACGGGAGTTTATCAAATGACAAACGGATTATTTACCATCTTCTACTTTCTCGGCGCGTTGTTCACGTGGCACATGGCTGCGGCCTTCACCATCATGGGCAGCTTGTGGCTCGGTGTTCTATGCATGGCAATCGGTGCCTTGTTCTTGGTGCTGATGTATAAAGACGGGATTATGGCTTATGACCAGTGAGACAAAAGTTTTCTTCCGTAAGTGTAGCACCTGCGGCAAGGGCATGAACGAAGGCTATGTCGGAGAGGATGGAAGCTATGGCTGCTCAGATGCCTGCTGGTTTACAGGCGAGTATACACGCGAGATGTATGCCGACGACTACGAAGCAGGTTCAGCCTACTGGACTGAGTGGGAAGAGTATGACGGCGGCGGCGAGCTATACACGGAAGACGGCACCGAGCTATAAGACTGAAACACGGAGACCAGGCGCAAGCCTGGTCTTTTTGATTAAGCAAGTCGCAAGGTTTCGAGTGGCGCAAGTCGCAAGGCAACATAGCCAAGCCGCAAGATTCGCGGATCTCGGGGCTTGCATCTACTAACAAAAAAGGCTATTCTTTTTCTGTCAACTATTAACGGGAGTTTATCAAATGACAAAGAATCTAGGAACATTTAACGGGTCGGCGATCCTATCCAATACCAGCAAAATGCCAGGCTATTCTATCAGTACGCCCGCGCAAGATTGTAAAACAGGGGCAAAGCTTGCCAAGGTCAAGGGCTCGGTTTGTTCAAGCTGCTACGCGCTTAAAGGGACTTACAATTTTCCAAGCGTCAAGCTGGCAATGCAAAACAGGCAGGCCTTTATGGCCTCGCCTAAGTGGATCGAAATCATGACCACAACTATCAATCGAACAAAGTCGCCTTGGTTTCGGTGGTTCGATTCTGGCGACGTGCAAAGCGTCAAGCATGCACTCGGCATCTTAAAAGTTTGCAAGGCCACGCCTAGCAAAGCTCATTGGATTCCAACCAAGGAAAAAGCAATCTGGCGCAAAGCCTTGGCCGCGGTCGACTTGCCCGACAATGTAACCCTAAGACTATCGGCCGCAATGGTCGACGGCGAACCGCCCAAAGGCTGGAACGGTCAAACGTCTACCGTGGACAAAGAAAGCGACGCGATCGGGCACTCTTGCCCCGCGCCAACACAAGGCGGAAAGTGTCAAGACTGCCGCGCCTGCTGGTCGCGCGACGTGCCGAACGTTTCATACCACGCACACTAACAACTCCCGGCCCCGTCACCCCTAAAAAGGTGGCGGGGTTTGGCGTTTCGCGCTACTATTCGCTATCCGCAAGCCGCAAGATGCAAGACACGCAAGACGCAAGGCTCGTGCCGTGAAACACGGGGCTACATTCAGGGTCTGATAACCCGCAAGACGCAAGGCGCAAGGCTTTTCCCCCTTCAAATAAAAATAGATCGCCCTTCGAGGGGCGTGATACTAGGATAAAACTAATACCGCCAGCCGCAGAATAAGCCATATTCCACGCAATTTGGGATGGTCTTATGTTTACCGTGTTAGCTTTTGCTATTTTTAACTCAACCCAAACGGCAACCCCGTCATGCACCAGATGCACATCAGGAACGCCCGACCCCGCACGGTTTTCAATCCTTGTCGTGTGGGTTTTCGGTGGTAAGTTCTGCCTCAATCGCTTCCACAGGTTTTGTTCTGGTTTCGACATCCGTCGCCTCGCTATATTCGCCCTCGATAAATGCCGCAGGATATTTGTCTTGCAGCTTTGCCAGCCTCGCTGTGATTTCTTCGCGGCTGAGTTCATCATACTTATGCACGTTGGTTGTCTCGCGCCTGTCGATAGTCAGGCCACCAAGTGATGAGCGGATTTTCTCTGCGTTAATTGCAGCGGAAAACTGTCCCGCCTCTTCCGCGTTGTGGGATAATTCGTCGAAGCGTTTAAGCTGGTTGATCAGCGTCACCCCATATTTGCGCTCCCGTGCCTCGCGTTCTTCAGCGATATACTCGACCACCAGCGGGAAGTCTCGCCCGTTCAAAAGTTTTGAGGCTTGAACGTTGGCACTGTCTTCAGCATAACCAGCCTTGCGCGCGCACTCGGCATTTGAAAAACGCCCCTCAATGTAGTGCCTTGCAAATTCCTTTTGGCGATTGGTCAATCGGCGGGTCGGTTCGGCTGTTTCGATAGCTGTTTTGCTGTCAGTTTTCTCTGTTTTTTCAGTCAAGTTTCCGCTCCAATAGGCTTTTCTCATGAGATATATACATTAAAAAATCAAAAATCATAAGTCCCGACAACGTTAAAAAAGGTCAAAATATGCGTTTGAAGTGTTACAACGTAACAGAAGTGTTACAGCTAGACCCTCTGTAAGGCGCATAAAACCTAGCTTTTTGTGATGCTGTAACAGTGTAACACTTGTAACACCTATATTCTGCGAAGTTTTCCAAAAACTTTTTTCGTGGGAGATTACTACTGTTACAACGGTCATTTTAGTGCTTTTTTCCCTGACAGTTTTATGCTACAAAATAGGGGTATCCCATGTGGTTTGGGACACACGATTATAACAGATTACAGGAGTTTATCTATGTCGTTTGAAATGAAACTAAGTAATGGGGTAGCTACTATCACCCATGAATACAAAACCAAAGCGCACTGCTATCGCGCTTTTATGGTCGAGCATCTTATGCGTAACAATAAGGTATTTGAAACCTGTGAACAGGAAGACTTGCAGGATGCGTTTCAGGAACTGATCCTGACCAACCGCACCAAGATCCGAGTTCCGCGTCACAAGGATGCTGACTTGTATATGTTAAAGCCTGTCCTTTACAACATCGAGATTACTGACCTCGACGAATCTGCCCAGAAATGGGGTCACGACTTTACGTTTTATTTTTCGTTCAGCGGAATGGGTGAGCATTGGAGTGAGGAAATTAGCCCCGCCGATTTTCGCTTCAAGTTGCTGCAATCGATTGGCAACTGCGATGGCGAAGATTTAATGGAGCGCATTGAGATTGCATCTAGTTATGAGGAGACTTTTTAAAATGGCTA